CCATAGTCAAGCGTTTATTTGCAAAAATGTTGTTTATTTGTTAAGATACCTTACATGAACGCAACAGCAATTATCAAATTACTTGGTGGCCCAACCCGTATATCTAAGATGGTAGGGGTATCCGTGCCAGCAGTATCTATGTGGCAAAACGGTGATATACCAATGGATAAGCTGGTGATTCTAGCTGCAACATTAGAAAAAGAATCGCACGGGTTAATTACCCGTAAAACTTTATTTCCACACAACCATAAATTAATTTGGCCTGAGTTGGAATAATGGTATACTGGTGCTGTCGAGATTGGCATCTCAGACAAACCTAGAGGCGTAACAACCCCAGTAATTTTAGGCGGGGTATGTGTAGTTATAGACAATTAGCGAGAAACCGCTTCTAGGAATTGTTTGTAGTTGCCCATGCCAAGGGACATACCCCACCTAAGACTATTGGGGTTTTTCTTTGCATAAATCTTGACTGCACGAAAAGCGAGTGTAGATAAAAAAGCTAGATGGGGTAGAGGCCAGTTGGAGAATGAACTGGAGCGAGGGGCGACACCTGCGATACCCCCAAGTAATCGGTTCTAGCCGACTTGGACAGCCTTGCAACGGCATACATCACTAGAATAAAACCCACATCGGTGGTTGGTCGTTCTATGGAGAAACTTAAATGCTTGAAAACCTAGATTTGCAAGAAACCCCATTACCTACAAGCCTAGATCGGTGGAATAACCACAATCTGCTTGAAACCTACAACTATACAAAACGCCCCGATTTAAAGGCTTTTATTGCAAGTGAATTTTGGTGGCGGTCTGAGATGTTGCAAATTAGCGACATTAGGGAAAATACCTAGTAAATAGTTGTTGCATTGTTAAGATAACTTAACTAAACTGGTGTTACTCAATAACGAGTGAGATAGAAAAAGGAGCAGCAAATGAAAGTAACAGCAACATTCTCAAACGGTCAAACAATTAGCCGCAACACCACAAAGCCATTAGCTTATGCTTATCGCTCAGTAAACATTTACCAAGAATTTACAGGCTTTGCTACTACCGAAGAATTGGCTCGTAAAGCTGCAAGCCAAACAGGTAAAAACAAAGCACTAACAATCGAAGTAGTAGCAATTAATTAATTAACCAGCCCCTACGGGGGCTACCTTTAAAGGTGAGATAGACATGAAAGATTTATTAGGTGCTTGCATATTAGGTGCAATTATTGGTGCGATGTTTGCTTATGGTGTTCCTGCACACGCTCAAACTTTTGTAATTACAAACCCACAAGGTCAGGTTACTGGCTACATCCAACAAAACGGCAATACGGTCAATGTATTAACCCCGCAAGGCAATACCGTAGGCCAGCCATTGACGGTTTACCCCAACCAAATCGTAACACCACAAGGGTCAGCTATTGGTATTCCCCAATACACCGTACCAATGACACCCCCAAGCCCACCAAGCGTACGGGTGCTGCAATGATCGAAACGGTAATGATTGTCTTTGCTATCGGGGTATTTGCTATATTTGCAACCCTGATGCTTTTGGCTGGAATACTACTTTTTTGGATATGCAATGACTGAAAAACGCTACTGCACAAGCTGTCAGGTGATGCGCCCAGCAGACTACGGCAAAATGATTAAAACAAGCAAGGTAACACGGTGGAAATGCACCGCCTGTTTTGAACGGATCAACATACCAAGGTATAAAAGTAAGGTGACCAAATGAACTTTGCTGATTTTTATGCTCTATATCCTCGTAAACAAGGGCGCAGGGCTGCCGAGAAGTCATGGGACAGGCTAACCCGTCAAGAGCAAGAAGATGCGTTTCTAGCCCTTTCTACGCACTTGGAATACTGGAAGCTAAAGCAGACTGAAAAAGATTTTATACCGCACCCTGCAACTTGGCTTAATCAAGGTCGCTGGGAAGATGAATTGGACATGGAAGTCAAAAAAGTCAAGAAACCCGAATTGCCTTGGTATTCCAGCGAAGAACTAACAATCAAAAAAGCCCAAGAAATAGGAGTACAGGCGTATGCAGGTGAAGGTTGGCAGCAATGGCGGGCAAGGATCAGCCAAAGAATCAAGCAACTTGAGGAACAGGCATGACGATTACCTTGTTAATTGGTATATCGGGGTTGCTAAACGCAGGGGGTGGAATGAAGTCGTTAGATTGTTGGCCCAATACCCTAACGATGAAGAACGCATGAAGATGTTAATAAAAAAGAGATTAGGAAAATGACAGAATACGATCCACACGAAGCAATCAATTACATATACACACACGCACCAAAATACGCTGAAGCTAAAGGGCAACTGGCCCAGCTAGAAGCCTACAAGTCTAGCCTGAAAGCCATAATGATGAAGAAGTCTAGTGAGCAAAGCCTTGGCGGTCAGGAGCGTGAAGCCTATGCCAGCCAAGAATATCAAGACTTATGTAAGGCAATTGGCAAGGCTACAGAAGATGCAGAAACCCTAAAATGGCAGATCACAGCCGCTACAATGCGTTTTGACGCATGGCGCACAGAGCAAGCCAGCAACCGTAACTTGGAGAAAATGACAAGATGATCCGATTAACCGAAGAATTCCTTATCCTAAAAACATTAATTCGTATGTACGATGAAGCACTAAAAAACAATAGTGCGTTACTAATGATGGAGATTGCAGTAGATATTGCGGAATCAGCAGAAAAACTAGAACAACGCAGCGTAGACAATGCCAACACCTAAATGCCCACAAAAGCCGAAAAAGAAACCTACCGAAAAATTGCTGAATTGGGATGCTCATTATGTAGGCATCTCGGCTCTGAGGGAACGCCAGCGGAACTGCATCACATTAGAAGAAATAATATTCCTCGCCCTCAAGCACCCGTCATTGCGCTCTGCCCCTATCATCACAGAGGATCAAATACCAGTATTCACGGGATGGGCCGCAAGCGATTTGAAAGGGAATATGGCGTATCTGAAGAACAGTTACTTGAGCAAACCTTGGCGTTGATATGCTAGTCCTAAACCTACCCCTGCCACCCAGCGTAAACAGCTATCGGACAATATTCCGTAACCGTATGGGGATCAGCAAGGCTGGCAGAGAGTTTAAGGCGCAGGTCAGCGATTATGTGATTGAGTACAAAGTACCCAAGCTGGGCGCAGCAAGGCTGGAAATGAAGGTGGTGCTATATCCCCGTGACCGCAGAAAACAAGATATTGACAACCGAATCAAGGCTTTATGGGATGCTTTGGGCGATGCTGGCGTATTTGACGATGACGAGCAAATTGATGTTTTGGTTATCGAACGGGGCGAAATAAAAAAAGGCGGTGGATGCTTGGTACTTATTGATATTCTTGATAAAATAGAGGAAACTACCCCCATAACATAAGGATTTGTATGGAAAATTGCGCTTTATTCCTAGCAACAATGCTACATTCTGCGACTAATACGCACTTTTTTCATTGGTCTACCGATTCTTATTCCAAGCACAAGGCACTTGCCAAGTATTACGATAGCATTATTGATTTGACTGATTCTTTTGCTGAATCCTATATGGGCAAATACGGCAAGTTCACCAGCTTTCCAAGCGTGTACCACCAGCCTAAAGACCCAATCCGTTACATGGAATCCTTGCAAAGTTTTGTTAAAGAAGCCCGTAATGATTTGCCGCAAGACAGCGAACTACAAAACATCATTGATGAGATTGCAGACCTTATCAACACCACTACTTACAAACTTAAGTTCTTGAAATAAAAGGATATTTATGCCACTCGTCAAATCAGGTAGCGCAGAAGCAATCGGCAAAAACATTAAAGCCGAAATGAAAGCTGGCAAGCCTAAGAAACAAGCCGTAGCTATTGCCTTAAATACCGAGCGTGAGTACGCTAAAGGTGACCGCAAAGCCAAGCTAGAAGATGCTTACGCTAAGTACATTGAAGAAAAAGCATAATGAGCCGTAAAGATGACATTCGTGCCGCAGTAGAAAAGCACGATAAACCTATTGCCAAGACAACAAAAGGCAAAGGGCGTCATTACCAATCAGTAGAAGAAGGCGCAGGTATGACCGCAGCAGGTCGCAAAGCATACAACGCCAAGAATGACAGTAACTTACAAGCACCCCAATCTAGTGGGCCAAGGCACGATAGCTTTTGTGCAAGGTCAGCAGGATGGACTGGGGAACGGGGCAAAGCAGCTAGAGCAAGGTGGAAATGCTAATGAAACAAGGACTATACGCCAATATTCACGCCAAACGGGAACGCATCAAAGCGGGTTCAGGCGAAAAGATGCGTAAAGCAGGTAGTAAAGGTGCGCCAAGTGCAAGCGATTTTAAAGAAGCTGCCAAGACCCGCAAAGAAGTCATTACTGAAAAAATGAAGGATATGTAATGTTTAAAAAAGAAAAAATCAAACCTGAAAACTCTTTGCTGCAACCGCACAAAGAATCTACATTAGAGAAACAACAGCGTTTGCGTTTAGAGCGTAGAGCTGCTTTAGCTAATCAATTGAAAGACTTGGATAAAGAAGTTAAATAGTAGTAGAATTAAGCATCATTAACTAACTACTTGGTTAAATATGCAGATCAAAGATGTTGCTGTAGATAAGCTAATCCCTTACGCAAAGAACAGCAGAACCCACAGCCCTGAACAAGTAGGGCAAATTGCCGCCAGCATTAAAGAATTTGGGTTTAGAAACCCTATATTGGTAGACGGGGTTGGCATTATTGCTGGGCATGGCAGATTAATGGCGGCCCAAAAGCTAGGCTTAGACAAAGTACCCACAATTGATTGCTCAGATATGACTGAAAGCCAAAAGAAGGCTTACATTATTGCTGACAATAAGCTGGCATTAAACGCAGGGTGGGACACAGCAATGCTATCTATTGAAATGAAAGACTTAGAAGATGAAGGCTTTGACCTTGCATTGCTAGGGTTTGACGATAAAGAGCTAAATGCTTTGCTTGAGCCTGAAGTAACTGAAGGGCTAACAGACGAAGATGCTGTTCCTGATGTACCCGAAGAGCCAAAAACCAAGCTAGGCGATATATATATCCTTGGAAATCATAGACTTATGTGCGGGGATAGCTGTAGCATTACAGATATGGAAAAGTTAGTAAATAACCGCCAAGTAGATATGTGGCTTACTGACCCCCCATATAATGTAGCTTACGAAGGCAAGACTAAAGATGCTTTAACCATACAAAACGACTCTATGGATAACGAAGGCTTCCGCCAGTTTTTACGGGATGCGTATGTTACTGCCGATACCGTTATGAAGGCAGGGGCTGTATTTTATATATGGCATGCTGATTCAGAAGGTTACAACTTTAGGGGTGCTGCCCACGATGCTGGCTGGAAGGTGCGCCAATGCCTTATATGGAAGAAGTCTACTATGGTGATGGGGCGTCAAGACTACCATTGGAAGCACGAGCCTTGCTTATATGGGTGGAAAGAAGGCGCAGGACACCTTTGGTCTACTGACCGCAAACAAACGACTATTTTGGAGTTTGATAAGCCAAGCCGTAACGGTGAACACCCAACAATGAAGCCTGTAGCCCTGTTTGAGTACCAAATGCTCAACAACACAAAGGGTGGGGATATTGTTCTTGATAGCTTTGGCGGTAGTGGCACAACCCTATTAGCTGCTGAAAAACACGGCAGACACGCCTATTTAATGGAATTAGACCCAAAATACTGCGATGTAATCGTTAAGCGTTGGGAAGACTTTACTGGCAAAAAAGCCGTGCTTTCGGAGTTATAAAATGGCACAAGGAAAACAACATATACCCACAGAAGCCACGCAAGAACAGGTTAAACGCCTTTCTGCGCTAGGTTGCCCCCATGAAGACATAGCCACAAGGCTAAAGATTAGTGCTGATACATTGGTTAAGTATTACAAGGACGAATTAGACGAAGGGCGTATAGACGCCAACGCTGCCATTGCTGGTACATTGTTTAGCCAAGCCAAGAAGGGCAATACGGCTGCCGCTATCTTTTGGCTAAAGACACGGGCAAGGTGGAAAGAAACGCAAGTAAACGAGGTAACTGGGGCTAATGGCACAGACCTAAGAATATCTTGGGCAGATGAGTAGGGACATAAAGCTCAAATACCGCCCAAGAGCCGTTTTTGAGGACTTCCACAGCCGTAAGGAACGCTGGGCAGTAATCGTGGCTCACAGGCGTTGTGGCAAGACCGTAGCCTGTATTAACGACCTAATCGTCAAAGCCCTGCTAGAAAACAAGCCCCACGCTCAATACGCCTATATTGCGCCTTTTTACAGTCAGGCTAAATCAGTGGCTTGGCGGTACTTGGAACGCTTTTCCGAGCCAGTTATGACAAAAGCCAACCAGTCAGAGTTATGGGTGGAATTGGTCAATGGCGCACGGATTAGGCTATTTGGGGCTGATAATCCCGATGCACTCCGAGGCAATTTCCTAGATGGCGTAGTGATGGACGAAATGGCTGACATGAAGCCTAGCGTATGGGGTGAGATTATTCGTCCATTATTGGCAGACCGCCTCGGTTGGGCCACATTCATTGGAACACCAAAAGGCCACAACGCCTTTTACGATATATACAACGAAGCCACTAAAAAGCCCAATTGGTACACCAAAGTCTTGCGGGCTGACCAAACCAACCTGCTGGCGCAGTCAGAACTAGACGATGCCAAGGCAACAATGTCAGACAACCAGTACGAACAAGAGTTCTTATGCTCATTTGAAGCTGCCATACTTGGGGCGTACTATGGGCAGGAAATGCGCAGAATCACGGATTTAGAGCGCATTACAACGGTGGACTATGACCCAATGTTCCCTTGCCATACGGCTTGGGACTTAGGCTTTAACGATTCCACAAGCATATGGTGGTTTCAGGTGGTTTACGGTGAGATTAGGGTGCTAGACCATCATTCCAGCAACGGTCAATCTATACCGTTTTACATCATGCTGCTTGACCAAAAAGAAGATGAGTTTGGGTACAAATATGGCTATCATTACCTGCCACATGACGCTAGAGCAAAAACACTAGCAAGCGGTGGAAAGAGCATAATCGAGCAAATATCTGCAAAAATTGACATAAAACACCTAAAAATCGTACCAAATCTGTCAATTCAAGACGGAATACAAGCAACACGACTTGCATTAACCCGTGCTTGGTTTGATAATAGGTGTGAAGAAGGAATCGAATGTTTGCGCCAGTACCAACGAGAGTGGAATGATGATAAAAAATGTTTTAATGACCGCCCGAAACATGATTGGACAAGCCACTCTGCCGATGCGTTCCGTTATTTGTCAATTGTATGGAAAGATGAAGATAGTCCTATCCTCAAAGATACAAGCGTTAAAGGACTTCATGTCGGGCAAACGGATGTAACCCTGAACGAAATGTGGAAATCTACCCCCAAGATCACGAATACTAGGATATAAACATGGAACACACATACCAAGATTGGTACAACTGCATCGCCCAGTACGAGCGTACATTTAAAGAATGGGAAGGCAGAGCCGATAAGATCGTTAAGCGGTATCGTGACGATTCCCGTAGCCGTAACAATCCTAATGCCAAGTTCAATATCCTGTGGAGCAATGTACAGACAATTACCCCAGCGGTATTTGCACGACTTCCAAGACCCGATGTAAGCCGTAGATTCCGTGATAACGACCCAATCGGTCGTGTAGCGTCAATGATGCTAGAACGGGCATTAGAGTACGAAATTGAGCATTATGGTGACTATGCCAGCGCAATGAAGCAAGCGGTTCAAGACCGTTTACTTGGTGGGCGTGGTACGGCATGGGTTCGCTATGAGCCGCATATTGTTGGTCAAGCTGGCGGTGAAGCTGGTGATGCGCCTGAAGATGGCTTCCAAGTTACTGAAGATACAGACGAAGCTGAAACCGAAGGCGGTATTTATCGTGAGAACGAGGAACGCATAGAGTACGAATGCGCACCAGTCGATTATGTTTACTGGCGTGACTTTGGATTGACAACTGCCCGTACATGGGAAGAAGTAACCGCAGTATGGCGCAAGGTTTACATGGAACGCCCTGCCCTTGTAGAACGCTTTGGCGAGGAACTTGGTGGCAAGATTCCGCTTGATACCAAGCCTGACACTTCCAAGAACTTTAATGAGAAGATGGGCGAAGGTTCACGGGAAGCCTTGATTTACGAGATTTGGGATAAAACTACAGGTCAAGTGATTTGGCTATCCAAGTCAATGGGTCAGATTCTTGATACCCGTGACGATCCGTTGCAACTTGAAAACTTTTGGCCTTGCCCAAAACCTATGTTTTCTACCCTTACGACAGACAGCTTAATTCCTGTCCCTGACTTTGTACTGTACCAAGACCAAGCCCGTCAGTTAGACACGCTGGCAGACCGTATTGATGGCTTCATTAACGCTCTTAAAGTTCGTGGCGTATATGACGCTTCTGAGCCTAGCCTTGCCCGTTTGTTTACGGAAGGCGAGAACAACGCATTGCTGCCAGTTAAGAACTACGGTGCATTCAGCGAAAAAGGCGGTATGGCAGGGGCTATTAACCTTGTAGATATTGCCCCGATTGCTCAAGGCTTGCAAATGGCTTATCAAGCTATGGAGCAGGTTAAAGGGCAGATTTACGAGATTATGGGCATTGCTGATATTCAGCGTGGTCAAACCGATCCTAGCGAAACCCTTGGCGCACAGATTATTAAATCGAACAATGCGTCAGGTCGTTTAAAGACAATGCAACACGATGTAGTGAACTTTGCTACCGCCTTGTTGCAGATCAAAGCACAGATTATTTGCCAGCATTTTACCGAAGATACCATCGTTAAGATCAGCGGTGCAATGCAACTTAGCCCGCAAGATCAAGCACTTATCCCGCAAGCCCTTGCACTTCTGAAAGACGAACCTGCTAAAAACTTCCGTATTGAAGTAACTAGCGATTCCATGATTTATCAGGATGAGCAACAAGAGAAGCAAGACCGTGTTGAGTTCTTAACCGCAGTTAGTGGCTTTATGCAGACTGCATTGCCAGTAGCGCAGGGCGTTCCTGAACTTACCCCATTGCTTATGGAGATGCTGAAGTTTGGCGTAACCGCATTTAAGGCTGGTAAAGGCTTAGAAGGATTGATTGACGAAACAGCCGACCAGTTTAGACAACAAGCCGAACAAATGAAGGGTCAGCCAAAGCCACCATCACCTGAACAGCAGAAGATGGATATGACTATGCAGATTGAGCAAGCCAAGATTCAGGCTAAACAAGCTGAAATGCAGATGCAATTGCAGATTGACCAGCAAAAGATG